CAAAGCAATGGTTGCCGAGCGTGCGATTTTCTTTGTTCTACTCCCTTTCTTTCGATTTAATGGTGACGCTGCAATGCGTACAACCTCTGCGGACATAAGCCGTGATGAACAAATACACGTTGCTGCTAATAGTCTCGTTTGTACTGAGCTTGGACTTAGCGCTTCTCCCAGCCTTGACAAATTACGCAAGGCAACTATTAATTGGGTGATGCAGCCACTTAAAGCTAATGCATCCGATAAATATTTAAGCAAAAAATTTTGGCTGGATTCTAGCGATCGCTTGATGTATGAAGGAAAAGCTCCAGAGCTTTCTGAGACACAAGCAGCTCGGATGCCTGCCTTCTTCGAGCATAGTAATGTCAACCTCCCTCAGTATGCTTGAGACTCTTGGCATGGAACATCATGCCATGGTCAAAGAGCTAGAAGAAAACTTTCCACCCCTTACCCCTACACCTGGTGACAGCATTGAACAGATTATGTATAGATCTGGACAACGTTCTGTTGTTGAGTGGTTAATCAATCGCATTGAAAACAATGGCTAAAAAGAAAAAGAAGAGAAGGGCGAAAAGTAGGGAGAAGAAAAGGCTCCGTCGTATTGGTAGTGGGAAACCATCTTCCCGCAACAGCTCTAGCTCTAAGCGAAAACGGAACAAAAAAAATAATAAAAAACAAACGCTTAAAATTAAACGGAACAAGATTCGGAAATCAAAGCGCGGGAAAAAATTTAAGAGTTCTATATCGAAAGCAGTCTCGTCTGCGATGAAAATTGGTAAGTCCTCTAACTCTAATAAATCTAAGACATCTGGCAAAGGAAAAGAGCCTGAGCTTTATAAGGGTACCAAGGATGACATCAGAGAAGCGGATGATTTCAAGAATACAAAATATCGTAAATACGATTACAATGAAGAGCTTGAAGATACCGCGCTCGATGTTCAGAAAAGGCACCAGAGTAAAAAGAACAATGTAACCAAACCAAAGCGAGTTACGGTAACTAAGAAAGAAGGTCGTAAGCTCCAGCGTTCTACTGGCTATGTTAATAAAGTCAAGAAACGTATTAGCAGCAGTGGTAAGTTGAAAGATAAGGCTGGGCAAGTTAAAGGTCGAGCACCTAGCTTCGATAAATATAAGAAAGCTATTTCTAATACCCAGTCTCCTTATCATAAACAGATTACTAAAATTACTGGATCTACTTACGACAAATCTTCTAGGGCTAAGAGAAATAAGGAACGCTTGGCTACTCTTAAAACAAAGCTAGACCCTAAGAAGAAGCAGCCTTGGAGTTCTGATGGAACTACTAAAGATCAGTTGAAAAAATATGAATCGGCGGGTAGCCATTTGATGAAAAAATTTAGTGACGAGAAGAAGTAATGTCAGCACGCTCTAGATACGATGCGCTTCGTGGTACCAGAGATGATTTCCTTAACACTGGTATTCAAGCAGCACGACTGACGCTGCCGTACATCCTCAAGCAAGACGATACAAATTCCGATCACACTAATCTCCAAACTCCATGGCAATCAGTGGGAGCCAAAGGTGTAGTTACCTTGGCTTCCAAGCTGATGCTTGCGTTGCTTCCTGTTAACACCAGCTTCTTTAAGCTGCAAATGGATGAGTCGCAACTGAACAAGTACGACATGGATCCAGAAATTAAAACTGATCTAGAGCTTTCATTTGCCAAGATGGAAAGAACCATTATGGATTCTATTTCTGCTACTGATGATCGCGTTGTCATTCACCAAGCCCTTAAGCATCTGGTGATCTCTGGTAACGCTTTGATCTATATGGCAAAAGATAAGCTGAAGATGTATCCTCTTAATCGTTATGTCCTACGACGTGACGGTATGAACAATGTCGTTGAGATTGTTTGTAAGGAACAGATCGATAGGAAACTATTGGCTACTCAAGTTCCTGAGGAGCTTCTGCCTAAACCTAACTCTGCTCAAAATAATGAAGCAGGTAGCGCTAAGGCAGATCAGGTAGACGTCTACACACACATCAAACGAGAAGGAGAAAAGTTTGTCTGGCACCAAGAGGTGTTCGATAAGATCCTTCCTAAGTCACGGGGCTCATCTCCTGTGAAGACCAACCCATGGATTGCACTTCGGTTCAACCATGTAGACAATGAAGCCTATGGAAGAGGTCGAGTAGAAGAGTTTATGGGAGACCTCAAGTCTCTGGAAGCTCTTTGCCAAGCCCTTGTTGAAGGCTCTGCAGCAGCCGCTAAGGTTGTGTTTACTGTTAGTCCTAGCAGTACCACTAAACCTGCCACGTTGGCTGCAGCACGTAACGGAGCAATCGTTCAGGGTCGACCTGATGACATCTCCGTTATTCAAGTAGGAAAGACAGCTGACTTCTCCACTGTTCTGCAGATGATGCAGACACTAGAGAAACGATTGGCTGATGCATTCCTTATTATGCAAGTCCGAGATAGTGAGCGAACTACTGCTGAAGAAGTTCGTATGTCTCAGATGGAATTGGAAGCACAACTTGGTGGCTTGTTCTCTATGTTGACTGTTGAGTTCTTGGTTCCTTACCTGAACCGTAAGCTCAGCATCATGCAACGTAATGGACAGATCCCCAAACTTCCCAAAGATATGGTTCGACCAACCATTGTTGCTGGTGTCAATGCACTTGGTCGTGGACAAGACAGAGAAGCTCTGACGATGTTCATGCAAACCATTGCACAGACCATGGGTCCAGAAGCTATTTCTCAATACATTAACCCTGAAGAAGTGGTTAAGCGTTTGGCAACTGCTGATGGTATTGAAGTTCTGAATCTTGTTAAGTCCGCACAGGACATACAAGGTGAGCAACAACAAGCAGCCCAACAACAACAGCAAATGGAAATGACTAAGCAAGCTGGTAAGTTTGCCGAGGTTGAACAGAAAGCACAAGAAGCAAATGACCAATCCAACACCCAAGCGGAAACGACAGCCGCGCCAGACCAAGCCTAAAGAACAGGTACAAGAACAACCTGTCCTTTCAGATAAAGACAAGCGTTACTTAGGAAACACTGAGCGTTATCGACCACCTGAAAACATGGTGTCTTTAGATAAAGCATCGTGTGCTCCTAAAGATCGCATCGGCAAAAAGAAAGCAATCCGTGCACCTGGTAACGAGGTAACTCGTGTCGGACTCGGCGGACTGCGAGTCATCCACCAAAACCCTATTGATTATCATGGCAACATTGACCTACGATCCGACCCCAGCTGACGAGCCTCAATTCTCTGAAGAAGAAATGCATTCTCTAGAGGTAGGCGAACAGATGATGCAACAGCAAGAGCAACTTCTTGCTGGTAAATATCGTGACGCTGAAGAACTAGAGAAAGCTTACATCGAACTCCAATCTAAACTTGGAGGCGGTGAAGAACAAGAAGAAGAGTATGAGGAAGAAGAGTATGAGGAAGGTGAGCAAGAAGAAGGTGAGCAAGAAGAAGAGTATGAGGATGATGACGAACCATATGAACTGACCGATGGAGACATCGAAGCTATTCATGAAATGGTTGGTGGTGAAGAACAATACAATGCAATGATTGATTGGGCAGGTGAGACCTTGTCTGAACAAGAGATTGGAATGTTCGATCACGTCATGGATCTTGGTGATCCTTATGCAATCTTCTTTGCTGTTCGTGCTCTGAGTAATAGCTACAACAACTCAGTGGGTACAGAAGGTGAACTCCTTACTGGCTCTGCTCCTGTTTATGAAGCAGCGGATGTCTTCCGTAGTCAAGCAGAAGTTGTTGAGGCTATGAGCGATCCTCGTTATGATCGTGACCCTGCTTATCGTAATGATGTCTTTGAAAAGCTTGATAGATCTGAACTTAATTTCTAACCATGGGTAAAAAGAAAAAGAAAAAGCGTTCTATGTGGGAGCGGCTTGCACAACCTGGCGTAATGGATTCATTCCTTTCAGCATTTAACCACTTCTATGGTGGTGCTAAAGGTATGAAACTGAACCGTGAAACTGGTAAGTACTATAAGCCTGATCCCAGTGGTCGCCCTCGTAAAGCTAACAAGCAATGAAAAAGAAGAAGAAGGCAACTAAGACTAGGTTGGATGCATCCTGCTGGTCTGGTTATAAGAAATCTGGTACCAAGGTTAAAGGTGGTACCCGTGTAAACAACTGCGTCAAAATTAAAAAGTAATGGCTAAGAAAAAAGTTATTAAAAAATACGCTAAAGACTCCAGCCCTGGATCTTCAATGCTTGGTGGTGTTGCTGGTCCACTTCTTTCTGGTGGTGGATTCTCCGATGTCCTTCGTAGCCTGACAGAGGGCGGTATGCTCAGCAACTTCTTCCCTAAATCAAAGAAGAATAAACTTGTTAAAAAAGTAACTATCAAAAAGTAATTACGTGTGGTGGGTGGGTTGGTAATTTATTTATAACGTACAATGACCACTATTAATTACACACTTAATAGAAAGTCAACCTGGGAAGACTTTTGTGCCTGGGTTACTTCTACTAACAATCGTCTTTATGTTGGCTGGTTTGGAGTGCTGATGATTCCAACACTTCTTGCTGCAGCCATTTGTTTTATCGTCGCCTTCGTTGGCGCACCACCTGTTGATATTGATGGAATTAGAGAACCCGTTGCAGGATCCCTCCTGTATGGAAACAACATTATATCGGGAGCCGTCGTTCCGAGCAGCAATGCCATCGGACTACACTTCTACCCAATTTGGGAAGCTAGTTCACTTGATGAATGG